TAAAAACAAGAAAATGCTCATAGAAGTCAAACCTGCGCGAGAAACCCAACCACCCAAATATAAGCGTAGAACCAAAAGTGCGCTTATTGCTGAGAGCTTATATAGTCAAAATCAGGCTAAATGGGCTGCGGCGCAGGAGTTCTGCGAAGACAATGGGTGGGAATTTAGAGTACTTACCGAAAAAGAATTGGGGATAAAATAATGCCTAGAAAGACGCTAAAACAAAGAAAACAGAAAAAAACAAGCAACAGAATTCGTCCTTTGATGGACAAATTAACGGGCTTAGAGAAGCCAGAGACTATAATGAACGAGCTGATGTTTGTGCTTAGAGACCGGGAGTTAAACGTGCCGCGAGCCGGCGATTACGTCACGTTTATCTACTTCGCCGATACGCCTAGGCTCCTGTATGATCGCTACCCTATCGTAGCAGTGTACGAGCTCGCGGAGTGGGGGTTCAAAGGAGTCAACCTCCACCTAGGAGAGCCACGAAACTACGACTTTAGAAACGCACAGGGCGGTTACTACGCAATAAAAAAGGAAGAACTAGAGGATGCTCTAGGTCTTCCCTTAATGCGTTTGATTCAGAACAGATGATCAGTCGTTGAGATGCTCAAACCACGCGAGGTCAGCGTCTAATTCACTGCTTGACGGAGGAGTAGGTGAAGGCTGTCGCTTGCTGACCGTAGGAGCCTGAAGGATCTCCTCCTCAATAGCCATTACAGTCTCAGTGTCATCCTCAATGTCCTCTTGAGGTGCGGAACGCTCAACCTGTCGGTCTAAACCTAGAACACGATCAAGGTTTTTCTTGAGAACATCATAAGGCTTGAACTGATCAGGAGCAGCGATTGCTGCCAATGGGTGGCACTGTTTCCAGACCGCCTCCATAGCGTCGTCATCACCATCTAGGAAGACTTCAGGTGCAGCGAAGGTGCTGAGCTCGTAGTTACGATAACCTTCCTTATTCCTTGCCTTCAGTTTGAAGTTAGCACCTTTCCAGAAGTCGAAGGGATCAATGGCAGTCTCATCCTCATAGGTAGCAGTCATAGATGCCATCACCAAGTCATAGATGCTCTTACCATACTTAAATAGGAACACCTTACCCTCGTTTTGGGGATTGGCTGGGTCCTTAACCACATAGATATTAGAGTAGTAGCTGAGCTTACGCTTCTGCTTCTGCGCCTGTGCTTGTTCAGGAGAGCCCTTCCCATAAGCCCAAAGCTCAGTATTAAGCTCGGCACATGGGTCCTTCTCATGCCTTCCGAGGGTGGTGCGACAGTTTTCAGCATACCAACCATATTTCCCCTGGAAGAAGTGAGTCCACATCTTTACCCAGGGAAGATCTTCGCCTTCAGGTGCAGGGAGGAAACGGATAACGGCATAACCGTTCTGGGCTTTGTCACACTCTAGCTTCCACAGCTTCTCAGCATCGTCAGCGTAGCTGTTATTCATTTTTTCGGCTTCTTTAACTAGCTTAGCTGTGAGCGTGCCTAAGGATGATTTCTTTTTAAGATCTTTGAATGACATAATAAACTCTTTTTGTTTCGTTGGATTGACGGCTGAACTTCTTTATTATAGAGGATAATAGGTGGGATGCCAAGCCCATGTGCCAGTTTTTAGAGCGTCACATTAGCTCTTCTTGGTTGCGTATATCTACTTCCAGTTCGATCAAGGATTGTTCGACGATATCGAAGACGGAGATTGGATCGTTTAGATCAACATCATAGCCCATCTGCTCAAAGTGTGCAAGGATTTCTATTACCATAGTTCTAGCCGCTTCCGATTCAGGACAGAGTTGGCAACGGAAGAACATATTTTTCTGCTTTCTGTGAAGTTCTTTTAAAGTACTTAGGTTTTCTTTCTGCTGTTGTATTGTAGCCACATCAATGTCCACCGCGCTTGCGAACATCATCACTTCCATCTGCAAATCCATGATATCTTCCAGGCATGCCTGGACTACTTTAGATTCTACAAAGGCATCAGTCATTGATAATATCGCGAATGATTTTTTTGCACTTAGGCACATCAATATTTATAAAAGGCTTATACTTTTTGACTTTAATACTGACGGTTTCCCACACCGGATCACTCATTTTTTTATCCCAAACACAAGTATAGTTGAAGATTGTATCAAGAATAGCAAGTGTCTCGGCTGACACCTCTCCCCCTAGATACATCTTGAGGAGGAGAGGATGACCTTTACTACAATCAAAGATAGCAGGAAGAGAGTTGCCCTCTAAAAGCTCACCACATTCTTCCTTAAAAGTATAAGTAAGACTCTGGTATTTTTTAGCTAGATCGTGATAGTTTCTTTCACCACTCTGCATAATCTCTCCTACCCACATGGATGCTGGATTGTCCGTGGCTACAAAGTTGGAGATGAAATACATTTTGATTTCATCATCGGACATCTTACGACTCATGCGCTCAAAGAAATACTTATCTTTACGCTTGTTGAAAGCAGACACAGAAGCTCTTGTCTTACCATTGTACTTAAAGAAATCATACTTTATATCAGTAAAGTGCTTCTTCAAAGCCAGGTAGGTAGTATAAACCTCGTAAGGTGTCATTAGTCCTCTCCTGAGTCTGCTCTTCATACATGTAAGTTCATAAAGGAAGTCTAGCCTTGCTACCACCTCTGGCTTTCATGAAGTTAAGGCGAGTTGCGTCTGCCTTTAGCTTCTCCTTCAGGGGTTTCGTCATCAGCTTAGAGATAGATTCTACCTCAATGTTTTCCTTTTCGCAATAGTAAAGGATGGCATCGATGTAGTTCATCTTCTCCTGAAGAACGATCCGCTCAATCTCATAAGAAAATTTAATGGGAGTGAGAAACTTCTCTTCCAAGACCTTTTCTAGTTCTTTCTTTTTACTCATAGGTCTGAAGTTTATCGTTTACAAATTTGCGAATGTACTGGTCAAGAAGTTTAACGTGACCAAATACATCACGCTCTTCATAGACTTCAAGATCCCCATCCTCACATGCCATAATAATAACAAGTTTCTTGGCTTTGATACCAGTCAATTCATAAAGCATGCAGGCATAAGCAGCAGCCTGAACGAAGTAACCTTCAATCCATTCTACTGGCTTAACTGCTTTGGAAGTCTTAAAGTCAATGATAGATAGTTCCCCCTCATACTCTGCAATACAGTCTACTGTACCAGCAATACCAAGTCTCATACTATACATCGAGCGCTCTTGAGCGATGATGTTATCAATTTTATTCAGGGCGGGTTTAGCTATATTGAAAAGAAGTTTAGAGATAGGAACCTTCACTTCAGGCAACGGATCATTGTTCAAATAATACTCAGTAAGGAGGTGCATATCTGTACCCCTTCTGGTTGCCGCTGAAGATATGCGGTTGGCTTCTTCCTCACCAACACGCTTACGCCACTTCATGATCTGTTCCTTCTTCCAGTGAGAAGTAACAGAAGTAATAGACACAAGCCTTACGAGCTCACCAATACCATCGCCAGGTACTTTATAGTACCTAACCCCATCGATAGTTTCTCTATCAAGGGACGGCAAATCAACTGGCTTATGCGTGAATGACATATCTCATCGGATGTGATAGTCTTATTATAGCATAGATCAAATGTCGATGCCAGACTGATGCTTAGCCAAGAGATACTCTTTGCACAAACCTGAGCGTACAATGTCATCCAAATCAAATACAATTGAGCTAACGGAAGGCATAGCTTCTAGGATTCTCATGAAGTCCTTGATACCTGTCTTTTCCGATGCCTTTGTAAGGTCAGTCTGGGTAGCGTCACCACAGAAGTGGATCTTACTATCCTCACCCACACGTGTCATGATTGAATCAAGCTCATGACCTGTCATGTTCTGGAATTCATCAACAATAATGATAGAACGATCAAGGGTAGTGCCACGTAGGAAGGAGGTTGACCAGAAGCTGATAGTCTCTTGGGCTTTTAGATTGCCATAGAGCATTTCAAACTCGACATCATTATCCATACGGAACATGTACTTAACCATATTCTTGTAAGGAATCTGATAAAGAGCTGCCTTATCATCATGGTCTCCTGGAAGGAAACCAATCTCTCTCGTGGCTACTAGTGATCTAACAATGTATACCTTCTCATAAGGTGTTCTCTCATCGAGAACTTCCTGTAAGGCTTTATAAAGTGTGATAAAAGTTTTTCCTGTACCCGCACAGCCATAGGCTACGATGTTCTGTCCTTTATCATACTCGTCAAAAAGAAACTTTTGATTGTCTGTAATTGGCTCGACCTTTTCCATGCGGTCGGTATTAATAGGCTTCTTCCTACGCATTTGTTTCGCAGTTAGACCTACGCCAATTGGATTAGCAGGCTTACGATTCTTTCTTGCAGGCATTTTATTTTTAGGTAAACAACAAACTTAACCGAGGATTAGATTCTCTTAACACGAGATCCTGGTTGCTCTCCAGCTTTGCCGAGGACATCATTCCATCCAGCGTGCTTTTGAATTAGTTTGTCTTTCCATTCACCAACCTCACCAGGGGAAGCAGTCCCATAAGACCAGTCTCTGTGCCAGTCGGGGTTGGATTCATACCAGTTCATGATCTCATGTACGCTACATTCGATCTGTTTAGTTTCGCCTGTAACTTTGTTGATTACATCATACTGAGCCATTCAATTCTCCTATGATTATGATTTATTTATGGTGCTAAACGAGCTTTATGGAGTCTTTTTTCCTCATAGTATTGGAATATTTGAGGAACCCATTCCTTGGTAGGTAAGAGCATTGCTTCACACAGTGCCTGAATCTCTAGTTGTGCGTCCATTTTGGCGCGGAGATCTAGGAAATGTAGGAGAGCACGTAGACTAAAAGTTACGACAAAGTTTTGACGAATATTTTGGGGAAGATAATCACGTAGATGTTCTTCACTGATCCCTTTCTCACGGAACATGTATGCATAACGCTCTGAGGCAGCCCCACAACGCCCTAGCTCAGCCATGTAATCGTTATCAGTCCACTCATACTTCTTTCCCTTTCGATTGGTGTAGAAGCCAGGAGGGCGCACGTAGAAGACCTCATGGGGTTCTAGCTTACGATCCGCTACCTTAAGCACACGCTTGCAGGTGTATCGCTGAGACTGAACATCAAAGCTAACCCCCACTCGATGAGTGCGGGCTTGCACAGGAACGTTATGAACGAATCCCGAACAACTGAAGGTGATAGAAGGATGCTCCAAAGGACCCCAGTGACCACGACCATTAGATAGAAGCTGATCGATGACCCACTTCCCAGCCTCAGGTTCCTGGGGGATCTCGGTGTCTTCAATTGGGAGCTCACTATAATCATTCTTACCCCCCATATAAACCAACTGTTGTGGACGGGGAGTTTGTCGTAGCACGACCACCTGTTGTAGGGGATCAAGCTCTAGTAGATCGGCGGCTTTAACTGGCTTCATAGGTCATCAGGGATAGCAGAGTGCATGTGCATAATGAGTTCATCTGTAGACATCTCAGTTAACTCTTGTTCCTCATAGACAGTCTCGCTGATCTTATGAGTTTCTTCTTCAGAGTATGCAATTTGTTTCATCTCATCAATGAGCATTTCCATACTCTGGATGAGAACCTTGAGTTTTTCTCGGTCCATAATTAAATTCTCTTACTTAGATTATAGCATAAAAAAAGGGAGCCGTAGCTCCCTATCTTATCAACGGCATAATGCCATTTGGAGCTGAGCTATTTTAAGAGCTCGCTTCTTGAGGATACGCTTGCGAATAAGAACTAGTTGATTCATCATCTAATCTCCATCTTAACGACAGAGGAGTGCTTAATGCCACGATATACTTCTGGTACACGTACATAAGCTGCGTCCTGCTTAACATGACGCTCGGTGTCATAAGCGACACCACGATAAACTACTTTAGCCATTTGATTATTCTCCAAAGAAATGAATGTGATTAGCATCCGTTCCTTCAGGCGGCGTTTGCGTCCAGGAAACTAAGTTTTCTGGATGAACGATCCGTTCCGCGTCGTCCTACTTGCGTCCTCAGTTACCTGAGTCCCTGAGGATGAACGTACAGAGAGTATACACCCTCCAGGGGTATTTATCAACCCCTACCGCCCCATCTGATATCAGGGAAAGCTTCCTTAACAACATCGAAAGGAATCTTATAGGCAGACTCTAGGTTTTTATCCTTGACAAGGACTAAGATGTGTGCCTCTAGGGGGTGGACTGACTCTAGCAGATTGATGAACATCATTTCCCTACGAGTCTGGGCTAGACCCCCATTGCCACCGACGACAAAGTGATATAAATTTTTAGACTGTGCCCTAATGGTAGTGCGTGCGTTAGCATCTACATTACCTAGTGAGAAACTATTAGCTTCATACATGGCACGGGCAGAATTTTCTAGACGTGAAGTAAGAGTTCCGTTATAAACAGTCTGTTCATCGTACCCAGAATAAGGAACCTCACCTGGGGGAAGAGCAGACTTTACACTTTCATCATAGTTCCAAATAAGAATAGATTTTAGAGCAAGGTCCCCATACTTTCGCAGAACCTCCACCTTCTTAGCCTTAGTACGCTGACGTGAGGCGAGGTCTAGGATCTCAAACATGAGAGGATTCCTAGGCAAATCTAAACGAGCTGGTGCTTTGGTGGCTGGCTTAGCCGAAGCCTTTTTTGGTGTTGTCTTTTTCGCCGTTGGCTTTTTTGCTGCTGGCTTTTTTGCAGCTGCCTTTCTTGTTGGCTTTTTTGCCGCAGTCGCATTTACCGCAGCCGCCGCTGAACTTGATTTCGCTTCTGTCATAATTAGAACTCATGAGTACTACAAAAATAAAGATGATAAACTTTAATTGGTAGAACAGTTTGATCATTCTTCCTCTTCCCACTCATCATCCAAGCTATGTTCAATACGAATAGCTAAAATTTCATCGGCGATGATGTTACCTTCGGCGTCGTAAAATTCTGGATGTTGAGGGAGCTGTGAAGCTTGAACAGCTAAGTAACCATAGGCTAAGTAGCCAACAATTCCACCAAGGAGGAGTAGTGTAAGGAACATAAAAGCTCCTGCTACGAGGGCGATGGCAAGCATCATAATAGCCTCCTATATTTCTTTTATTTAGGGGTGGTTTATCACCACTTGTTGATAGGACATTTCTGTCCTGGAAGGCGCACCTTCAGTGGCATAAAACAGCCACACTTCTTACACTGTTTAGTGCTAGAGCGAAAGTGAGGACACTGAATGCAGATCTTCATCTTGTCCACTGCCTTGCGTTTGGCTTCATCCATTTTCCAATTCCTCTACGGCTAGGTCAAAGATGTCTTCAGCTTCAGCAGCTTCAGCCACACTTGCTGCTTTTTTATCTAGAGCTGTTGTGGTTACGTTTTGAATGTAATTAACAAAAGCCTCTACATGTTCACCTGCAGGAGAAATTTCATCTACCTGCTCCATGTAACTATAAACTGCATCGAGAAGGCGAGTGTCTCCCTGACTAGCATAGTACTGAGCACGAGCAAGGTCCTCTAGTGTAAGCTTAGAAGGGTAGTCAACAGCCTCATCCCCCGTGGGAACATCAGGAACTTCTTCCTCCGCGGGTGCCACGAAAGGCTCGGGAGCTTTGCGAACTGAGTGACGCACCTCACCCGCATGCACCTCATGATTGATTAAAGTGGCGGGGTCTGGTTGAAACTCGGGATCATAATAAGAAACCGCATCATCAATATCATCAGTAGTAAACGTAGGATCAACTGCCACAGCAGCGAGACTGCCATCAGCAAACTCTACTACAACCTGCCCTGGCATCACTTCACTAATTGTGTATTCCATAAAGCAACAAGTTTTAAAGATATTATAACAGACAACTATTTATCAGGCAACCCCACCAGCTACTGTGCCACGAGGTCCGATCCATGTTACGTTACTATCATTGATAATATAGTTACCTGCTGTACCACCAGCAACACCAGCACCACCAGAACCTAGGTTACCATTACTACCAGTTCCACCTACGTCACCATCTGTACCCCAGTCACCACCAGTACCACCTGTGCCACCTGCACCACCAGTGGAGCCCGAAGGACCAGAACAAGTGGGACCAGCGCTACCAGCGGAGCCAGGATTAGCTGCTTGAACAAAGCCACGACCTTGACCACCATCGCCACCAACACCACCAGAGACGTTGGGGTTACCGCTAGGAGGATTGGTACATCCTGATGGGCGACAGCAAACAACACGGCACTGAGGAAGACCTCCAACGGCTTGGCAGCAACATTGGCTAGAGCCACCACCACATGGACAAGAACCACCTTCACAGCGCAAGTTACCAGGACCACAAGGACAGGGAGTGGGGCTACCTGGAGTTGGTGAACAGCTTCCTGTCCCCCCAGTACCACCACGACCACCGCCACCGCCACCAGCGTAGATCTCACCTGTGTTTTGAATTTCACTGGTGCTGTTAGCAGTTACAGCTGGTCCACCGTTTCCGCTATTAGCCGAACCACCAGCCCCACGGATAGCTCCACTGATTGTCAGCGCAGGGGTAGCCGTATCAGCCGAACCAATGACAACTCCACTAGGAATTTCTACACGTTTAGGAACAGCCGATGACCATGCAGCAGCTGTAAAAAGAGTTTGTAAATCTAACTGAGTGGTACTAGTAGTTACCTCAGCCACATATTCATTGGAGCTGCCACGTAGATCTTCTAAAGAAAGAGATCCACTCGTAGGAACATTGCCATTATTAATGGCACTATTAGGAACTAAATCACCACGATAAAACTCATCGAGCTCAACTGGATCAGTATCATTGTATTCATTTTTAAGGTCCTCAAATGAGACTGGACCCGAACTAGGTATTGCCATGATCTAGGATCTCTCCAAGTAAGTATTTATCAGGCAACTCTGCCCGCTACAGTGCCTCTTGGACCGATCCAAGTTACATTGCTGTCATTAATAATGTAAGCACCTCTGGTTCCTCCAGCGATACCAGCGCTACCACTGCCGAGGTTGCCATTGTTACCCGCATTACCTGTATCACCATTGGTACCCCAGTCCCCACCAGTACCACCTGTGCCACCACGTCCACCAGTTCTGCCTGAAGGACCGTTACAGTCAGGACCTAGGCTACCTGTTGAACCACCCTGTGCCGACTGGGTATAGCCACGACCACGACCACCTGCACCACCTGCGCCACCAGAGACGTTGGGGTTACCGCTAGGAGGATTGGTACAACCAGGCGCACGGCAACAAATAATACGACACTGAGGCAGACCTGCCACCGCATTGCAGCAGCAAAGAATAAAGTTTCCACCACAAGGACACGCACCACCTACACAACCCAACTGACCAGGACCACAAGGACAGGGAGTAGGGCTACCTGGAGTGGGAGAGCAGCTACCACTACCACCAGTGCCGCCGCGACCACCGCCGCCGCCACCAGCATAGATCTCACCTGTGTTTTGAATTTCAACAGCATTGTTAGCTCGGAGAGCAGGACCCCCGTTACCACTATTAGCCGAACCACCCGCCCCACGGATAGAACCTGCATTATCAAGACGGACCACCCCACCAGCACCACCGCCGACTGTCAGAGCAGGAGTACCCGTACTCGTAGAACCAATGACTACACCACTGTTAATTTGGACGCGCTTGGGAATAGATGAGGACCAGTCACTAGGCGAGAAAAGAGTTGATATATTTAACTGAGTGGTATTACTACTTACAATAGCAACTAGTTCATTAGAGGCGCCACGCATCTCAGACACTGAAATTTGACCACTAGTAGGAACGTTTGAATTAACAGGACTATCAGGCACCAAACCTCCACCACGATAAAAATCCCGTAAAAAAACGGGATCTACATCGTTAAACTCATTCTTCAGTTCAGTGAATGTAATGGGACCTGAAGTGGGGATGGGCATGGCTTCAGCCTCTTTCTAGAAGTTCTTTCACTAGAGCTTTGTATTCATCCAATTCCTGACGCAATTGCGTTACTTCTTTCGCCAACTCCACTGCCGAAACCATAGCTGCATGACCATAGGCGACAGCTAAAGTTCCATCGGCTCCCACTTGAGTGACCGATTCGGGAAGAACTTTTTGTAGTTCCTGTGCCGATACACCAGCCTGAGTAGCAGGCATGTCAGTACGGTCATAGACACCTGCCTTCACGTGAGAGAGTTGAGATACAAAATCATGTGCAAGAGGTCTCCAATTTGTCTTGAGCTTTTCATCAGAGAAGGCAGTGATGTTCCCCGATGCAAGAATCTGTCCCGTGCCTGGAGGTGTAGCATCTACACCCAAGGAATTAATCTGATAGTTGTTACCTGTGTTTAAAGCATTAGCTGTTGTTGCCGTGGTAGCTGTTGTAGCAGTGGTAGCAGAGGTTGCGGTAGTTGCGGTGTCAGCATTACCAGTTACGTTACCTGTGAGAGCACCAACAAAAGTAGTAGCCCCAATGGTATTGGTATTAGGATTGATATAACATGTAGTACCACTGTCAGTTAAGAGCTGCTTGTTATTAGCTGGTGTTACGTTATCCGTAAAGATGAAAGGTCTGTTGGTGTTAGCCGTTGATTGTGTGGTAGCAATCTGATCTGCACGAGTGGCAGCATCAGCAGTAGTAGCACTCGTTGCAGTGGTAGCACTAGTAGCTGAGGTGGCATTGCCATTCAAGCTAGCTGTGATGGTACCAGCAGAGAAATTACCTGACGCATCACGCTTAACAATACGGTTAGCTGTGTTGGCAGTTGCACTTAAGACACTCCAAGTTCTAGCTGTGGAACCGTTGTAGTCAGAACCTGATAGATCAGTACCAGTGGTTAGGTCCTGGCTTACGCGAGTAGCGGTACCACTGAAAGAACCAGAGAAGGTAGTAGCGCTGAGCGTATCAGTCCCTGGTACATAACGTAGAGTTGAGTCGGAACGTAGTCTCTGGTTGCCACTAACCCCACCGAAGTAAACGTAATAGCTAGTAGCCCCTGTGTTGGTGGCAAGAACGTCTGCATTAACTGCATTGGTTGCGTTAGTAGCACTGTCTGCAGAGACCGCATTACCATTCAAGCTAGCAGTAATAGTACCAGCACTGAAGTTGTTACTACCATCACGAGCAACAATTGTACCTGCACCATTGCTGCTCTGGGCATTACTGGTTACGGTGAATGTTGTATTGCTACCAGAGAATGTAGCACTACCACTGAGACCAGTGCCACTGGTATTCATGGTAAGAGTACCAACTGTACCCGCATTAATGGTGATGTTCTGCGTACCATCAAAGGCTACGCCATTAATAGTGCGAGCAGTCTGTAGCTGAGTAGAACTAGTTGCGTTACCCGCAAAGCTGGTAGCGGTAATCTCATTAGCTACGGCATTATATCTTACGCCTGTGTCAGTGCGTAGTCTCTGGTTACCTGTGGCACTAGAGCTAAAGAGTAGGAAGGCAGTAGTAGTTGTGTTGTCATTAATAGGATCAACGTTAGTGGCATTCGTTGCGTTAGTAGCATTGACTGCATTAGTTGCATTGGTAGCTGTATCTGCGTTGCCAGTTACATCACCCACCAGATCAGCAGTGATCTCATTAGCAATGAAATTACCTGAGCCATCACGAGCAACAATAGCTCCCGCATTATTAGCTGCAGTTGCATTACTTGTAACAGTAACAGTGGTGGGGGAAGAGCCATCAAAAGTTCCCGAGCCACTAAGTCCAGTGCCTGATGTATTAACAGTAAGACTATTGTTAAGTTGATCGGCAGTAGCTGCGTTGCCACTGATATCACCAGTTAGATTACCAACGAAAGATGTAGCTTCAAATGGCTGGTTAGAAGTCCAACGTCCTGTGCTCTGCAACCATTCGATGGTCTTATTAGTGGCACCGAGTAATGTAATACCACCCCCATTGGCTGTGGAATCAGTGGGAGTAGGTACATTACCTATAGTAATGTTTCTATCCTCAACCAATAGGTTAGATGTATCAATAGTTGTGGTTGTCCCCTCAACAGTAAGGTCACCAGCTACAACAACATCACCAGCGAAGTCACCATCACCTGCAAAGATCTTACTGTTAGCATCACGAGCAACTAATGTGTTAGCACTAGCAGCAACGTCACCGTTTACATCAAAAGTTCTAGCAACTGTACCGTTATAGACTTGTCCGTTTAAGAAGTTACCAGGAGTTAGGTCTTGCTCAGAACCAGCACTAATCGTAATATTTTGTGTGCCATCAAACAATATACCGTTGATCTGTGCACCAGGAGTAAGAGCAGAAGATGTATCTGCGTTACCAGTTAGATCTGCATTGAGAGTACCATTGATAGTAGCATTGGTGGCAGTCAGTGTGCCTGAACCATCATCAAAGGTTAGATCAACTGACCCACCAAGGTTCCCACCGTTGTTGTACTGAACTTGTGTATCACTACCACCAATGACAGGGAGAGGTCCTGTAGCACCCGTGGCACCACGTAGATCCTCTGTGAAAAATTCTAGAGAAGGGAAGAGAGATGTGAAGGTAACGATACCAGTACCAGGATTATAGCTACCACCTGAATAACCTGGACCTGTCGCACCAGTCGCAGCTACTGGACCAGTTGCACCTGTGGAACCAATGGGACCTGTAGAACCAGTAGCACCTGTTGCACCACCAGGAGAACCAGTAGGACCCTCTGGACCTTCAGGACCAGTGGCACCAGGAGGTCCGTTAATTTCACCGATGTTAATCCAAGATGAACCATCCCAGACATAGAAGTCACCATCAGCAATGACCTGATATACATCCCCGTTCTGTGGGTTAACAATGTTATTAAGGTCTGCAACAGTTGCAACCTGTCCCAATACTTGAATACCACCACCGATAGGACCTTGTGGTCCTGTTGCACCCGTAGCACCAAACTGTACTACACCAGTAGTAGTAATCCATTTGGAACCTGTCCATGTGTAGGTGATATTCCCTACTTCAAAGGTTTCTCCGACAACAGGATTACTGGGAAAAATTACTGCCATGACAACTAAGCTATTATGTCAAGTGATTACATCGCTTAATTGTATTTATACATGCTACATGATACCCCTATCTTTTAGATAGATTAAAGTTTCTTTAGCTCCGCCAATCAATTGTCCTTCATAATCTCTTACACGAGGGAAGGTACTCTCTTCACCGAACTCAGCAATGAATTGATCTCTAGTAAAATCTTCATCTAATTTATACATTGTGAAAGGAAGATCTTTCATATTGAAAAGCTCTTCTACTGCTCTACAATATTTACAATTGTCTTTAGAATATACAGTAAACATAATCAGTCGTAGTTGCTACCTATTTTAGCATAAAAAAAGAGAGGTCCGTAGACCCCTCTATATATCTCTTAAGTACTTAATGTCTTTTCAACCTTGACAAGGCTGATTATAAGTAATTTAGAGGTCTTTGTCAAGTCACTTGGACTCTAGCTCATCTACACGTGCAGAAAGCTCCTTAACAGCCTGGAGGAGTAGACCAACGAGACCATTGTAGTTAACAGTGATCTTCTCTTCGCCTTCTGTTACGAGCTGAGGTAGTACAGCTTGTACTTCCTGAGCGATAACACCAACGGAAGCGTGACCATTGCTCTTCCAGTTATAGGTAACACCACGTAGGGCATCAACCTTATCTAGAGCACCTTCAATAGTCTCAACGTTCTCCTTAAAGCGGATGTCAGAGAGAGTATTGAAATCAGTAGCACTTAGAGTACCTGTATCAGGAACGAAGCTGAGCTCACTGACATCAGTTAGAACCTGAATAGAGCTACCTACAGAGCCATCTAGGAAAGCGATAGGACGAGCTGTAGAACCAGTTGTTTCTTCGCTTACTGTGATATTAGTTGCACTGATGTTGGTTAGGTTAGAACCATCACCATAGTACTCAGTAGCAGTTACGCTATTGATACCTGAGACGTTGGTAGCAGTGTCGCCTACAACGTCGCCATTGGCATTGAGGTTACCTGTTACGGTTAGCTCATTAGCGATAGTTACACTATCAGGTAGACCAATGGTTAGTTCTTGACCACTAGCAGATGTCTCTACTTCTAGAGAAGTACCAATGATCGAGAAGCTTTGACTGGATAGGTCAACAGTACCTGAACCAGCATCACCAGTGAAGCTTAGGGCACCACCTGTATCGACGATCTGCTGATCGACATAGAGCTTGACAGCTCGCTGTGTAGGTAGTACAGTGTCAAGTGGAGCAACACCACCAAGATCGGTTGCAACACCAACAGAGTTAACCTGTTGACCAGCTGCACCAAACTGCAATGTGCTATCGAGTCTAGTCGCACCGACTACGGTGAGAGCCAAGCCAAC